CGATAGTTTTAATTCCCTCGTATCCAGAATGAATAAGAATTGGAGAATGTACAGGGCACAACTCAGATCTCACTTCCCAGGAGTAAGGCCTGGACCAAGAAGTTCAACCAGTAATGCCCACACAGTGTTTACACAACGACAACATAACGATCAGAATAAGTACCTTGATCGTCATGTGGGTGGATGTATTTTGAAATGTCAAGGACCTCATTGTTGAGTATCATTTGCTCTACTAAAAATTGCGTGTCAACAGAAACACCGTAAATCTGAGCAAACAAGAACCTAGTAGCTAATGTTGGTTGGAAACTTTGCAATTTTGATTCATCAGTCGGGATTTTTGTAACATCCCGATAAGTATCCTTCAAAAACAATGGCGTGACATGTCGGGTAAATTGCAGAGCTTGTCTAGCCAACACTGACACAATGGGACAATTCGGCGTTTCATAGACAGTGGAAAGTGCTTTGGCACGTAATAATTGGTCTAGCTTATGATTCCCACATCCTGGCATTGAGTGCGTCCATCCGAAAGAACTCAGAAACTTGCGAGGATCACGAATAATCTGTCCATCTTCTCCACAGATGATGCCACAAAACGATGCGTGACAAGCATCTTGCTCGACGGATATTTTAATCGTGAAACCACAAGATTCATAGTCCGCAGGTGAGAACGGTCTGCCAGCCACAAACAAACCGTCATCGCCCTCAACAAATCCCCTAACAAATGTATCTTTAGTATGAGCAATATACAAAGCTAGGATCATATTTGTGAACCCATTGCCAAGGGAGGTGCAACAGTCACCTGACATCCTTCGTGCTTTGACGTCAACTTTACAACCATTGGACATACGTATCCTGTTGACGCCAGTCAGGAAAGAACAGATAAACTTCGATTTCTCACGGTCTAAACTGACATACTGATACAGTTGGCACTCAATCGCATCCATAATATCACTAGTGAAATGACTCTCAAACGCACTAAAATCACTAGAAAAAGTGAAAGCGCCAACAGCATTTAAGGATGAAATCAACCTCGGTCGATCGGGCACAGGTATAAGCTTAATAAATCGAACAGGACCTTCAAGCTTATATAACAACTCCTCAATAGTATGAAAGAAAGGACCGCAGTACACCTTGACCTTATCGGATCTAGGAAATATCATCCGAGGGGGTTTAAAGCGATCATAAACCTCACATTTGACAAAAGACTTAACATAGGATGCCTCTTTCAACGTCAAACCTTCAGTTTGTAATAAAGCAAAAGCCAAACGCAATTGCTTAATACGTTCGCCGTTGAAGTGGCAAGACTCATGCAAAATCCATGTCTCGAAATCAATTTCCTGAGTAGGTACAAGGTTCTTCTCTAACCAATGTTTAACAAAAACTTTAAGAGCCACCAAACGAAGCGGAGCGGGAAGAGGAAGATCTCGAAGTAAACGCGCATTGAAGCCCGCCATAATAGTGGTAGAATGGTGTGAGTCAGCGTTAATAGGAGAAAAATGTCTAACAAAACCAAACCGAAACCTTCGGTATACTGACCTCCTCGCACTTTCTCTACGGGGACCAATATAGCTAATCGAGTTATGTGTTTTAGACTTGGGTATGACCATGATATTAGGGATTTCATCCACACGATACCCTTGAGCAATGACTTTACGGTCAGTTGTCCAAGGGTCCAATGGGTGTAACA